TCACGCAGGCCTGCTAACCAACCGCCAAGTTTTGCCATAGCACCTGCTGTAATACCAGCAACTGCTCCTGCGGTTGCCCCACGGCCAACAGCAGTTGATGCCGCTTGACCTTGTAGTAAACGGTCAGCAATGTTAACAATACCCACGGCAATACCTGTTCCTGTTCCAACTGCTAGTGCTCCTGCACCAATACCACCTGCTACTGCTACACCTAATGCGGCTGCGGCTGAACCAGCAATGGCCAACAAGAACTTGTGTAGGTTAGGATTGCTCTTAGCAAACTTGCCGTACTTGGCTAACTTGGCTGCTAACTGAGGATTCTTTGCAGCAATACTTGCTTTAATTTCTTCAAACTTTTGATCAAATGCTTGAACTGGAGAACTGCTCTGTAGCATACCTCCAAACTTATTAAACCACACATCACTGATCTTATCTTTGGCCGCACCCACTGCATCACCAGCTTTACCTAGCATACTACGGCCAGCACCGGCTTCTATGCTTTTAAATAGTTGTTGAATTTGATCAGGTTGTAATGCAACTTCACATAGTATAGGGTGAATATCCCTTTCCCAAGTACGGAAGTATTGATCTCCTTGCCCTATACTTTCAAATATAGATTTCTTAGGAGAGTTTTCTATTTGATCTAATCTAGCAGTTAATTGTCGAAAGTCCATAATGATTATTTAATTGTATTTGTTATTTATAATGAGCTAACGCTCATTTGCTCTTTCGTTAACACTCAGAGCAATTGTTTCTTTCAAAGAAAGAATTAATATTATTCAGATCGTTCAGTCACACTTTGCCCTGACCGGGCAAAGAAACATTATTCGAGTCGAACATATGTCACTTAGCGTTACTGCATTACAGTGGCGGTTGGCCTGTACCACGAGCAGTGTCTTATTCCAGCGGCGGTTTGCATATATACGCTAACATACATACAAACGTAGGGTGTCTCTAACCCTTCATTTTGCCTAAATTCTTGTTTCAAATAACCAAACCGCGGCGAATTTGCGATCCTCGTCCTGTAAAGGATGGTGGTTAAGTGCTTGCTTCAGCGGCAAGACTGCGGATTCCTGCGACCCTAGGTCCAGGTTTCTTCTGTTCGGCACACGATATTAGCCTGTGCGAGCTTAAACTGAATTAAATTTTGGATTTAATGTGAGAGCCATGGACACGGACAGAAATTTGTCCGTTATAGTATTCATCGGATTCTAATACTTTGCGGTCGAATTGTTCGCGGGCCTCAATGTAAGATGTTTCTGCTTTGCTTTTACAGTAGTGCAATATTTCTCTTGTGAAATTTTCTTTGCCAAATAACTCAACGTCTTTGTTAAGTTCTATATTTGAGCCATAATATTCTTGCCAGTCGCTGTTTATTTTGCTTCTGATCTTCTTTTTCTTCTTTGTGCCGTTCTTTAACTTTACAGTTTTGTAGGTCGTTTTACTAAATTTTGCTAACTTTTTGCCTATGTAGAGTCTGCCAGAAGTATTGCATGAGATAAGATAAACAAATCCCACACAATCTTCAGGCAGTTCTGTAACTATAGAACCTTTATGGTACCAAGTCATTGATTATTTTGCTGCCTTGGCTTCCTTGCGGGCATTCTTTTCTTCTGTGATTTCATTGCGTCTTGCTTTTACTAGCTTACTTAACTCTGCTAGAGCTTTGCGACTGCGAGTTCCGGCTGCGCTATTACCACCTGTGAATTTTGAATCTTCTGCTAAGAATGCTTCAAATTGACTTTTTAATTGTTCTACTGTGTTTGACATTTTTCTTTTCCTCTTTTTTAAGTTTTCGTTCTAGCTTTATGTTTGCTAAATTTTCTTTACATACTAATTGACTTTGTTTTTTTAATTGCTTGGCCAGCAATTCAACGTCTCGAAGATGTTTCCTACATATATACCCGGGAGTCCTGCCCGTAGTCCTTACAAAAATCAAATTTTGATTATGTAACTCTGCAAAGGCACTGACTAACTGTGAATATAAATCCTTATACTTGTTTATCTCTTCATTCAACATAGTCTACATCGTTTGAGTAGCTGGTAAAACCGTTCTCTTTAATAACTCGGAGTACGTTGTTTACCCGGCCTACAAGTTCATCTTTGTGCGATATTAAGTATATATTCTTATTGCGCTCCCTGGCCATCTTTTTCAGGACAGCTAGGGCACTTTCTACCCCGGCAGCATCCATTCCAGCATCTACAAGCTCATCAATAAACAATAAATTAATACTTTGATATAATCCTTCCCATACATCACGGAAGGCAAAGCTCATACTTAAGATCAATCTGTTGCGTTCTCCGCGTGATAAGTTATCAAAATCGAGATCTTGTCCTAGTTGAGTAATCTCAACTGTAAGATCATTTTGGAAAACTACTCTATGCGGAAGTCCTAGCTTGTCGATATAGTAGCTCAGTCGCTTGTTTAAATAACTCAAGTTTTGATCAATAATCTTTTTACGAATAAACGAATCTTTGTTAGTTAGCAACTTGTGTAAAAACTCTTGATGATCTTTTAACTTGGTCAATGTATTAACTGCTTCCCAGTTAATTTCTTGAATAGCAGTATTGTTTAATTCTTCAATCTGTTCTTCGTAAGGATTTTGCTCATCAATTTTAGCAGTTAGGCTCTTTTCTAAACCATCTAAATTGTTTTTATGACCTAATGCTTCTGCTTCTGTGTCATAGAACGTTTGCGGCTTGTGAGGTAAATCACCAATAGCGCCAACTTCTTCTACAATTTTACTAAGACTATTACTAACTTTTTCAAAGTACTCAGCTGATTCTAACAAATGCTTGTTAGCAGTAGCAGACATTTCTTCGTGTTTATGGTCGTGTAGCTCTTGTTCGCAGGCATGACACTTTTTATCAGCTAGACTTTCAAGGTCTTTGCTGTATTTCTTAACAGTCTTTTCAGCTTGACCCAGAGCTGACTCTAAAGTAGCTTTTTGTTTGTTAAGATTTTTAATTTTAAGATCGTTCTCAGCCCAAGTCTTTACTTGTAAATGCGCCGCAAGCTCGGCCTCAATGTCAACATTCTCAAGTCGCATCATAGCACGACCTAAGTTTTCGATATCTGTTTCTTTCTTATTTGCCCAAGCTGAACTTTTAATTTTTAAACTATCAATACTTTTCTGTACATTACCGTTGGCAGTTTTAATTGCTTCAATTCTAACAGTTTCAATTTGAATAGAATCTTTGCTTTCTTTGATCTGTGATTTTAATGCTTCTGCTTTTTCACTTAATAGTGTAATACCCAACAGTTGTTCGATAACTTCACGCTGTTCTGCTGCCTTCATAGATAGGAACGGTTCTGTATAAGTGTTAAGAGCTACTAAATGCTTGAACATTGTATGAGTCATCTCTAACATCTGTTCAATATATTTTTGCGTTTCACGGCTATCGCCCTGAGCTTCGTCTTCTTTTTCTTCTGCTTTTAATTCTTGATCATTGACATACAATTTAAGAATATTAGGTTTGCGGCCTCGCTCGATGCGATAATTAACGCCGTTCTTCTCAAACTCAACAGTGACCAACATAGCTTTGCCGTTGGTTTTATTGATTAGATTCTCTTTTTTGATGTTAGTTAGAGCCTGTCCGTACAATGCATAGCTCAATGCATTGATCATAGTAGTCTTACCTGTGCCGTTGCGCGACCCTGTATCATCCCCACCTAGGTCTAGGTTAGATCCTAGTACCAATGTAAGGTGCTCTTTGTCAAAGTCTACAGCTTGAGTTTGATTTCCTACTGAAAGAAAATTCTTTACGGTGATATTACGTATTTTAAAGCTCATAGATTATTATAAATGTCTAGTAAAATCTTTTTATCAAACTGTTCAGATTCGATATTAATTAATTGTTCGGACACAATCTGATCAACGCTTTCAAACTGTTGATCTGGATTGTCATCAATTGTGCCATCTAAGTTAGTTTTATCTTGTATAAGACTAATTTCTCGAATGTCATACTCGTTGGTAAATGTTTCTTTAATGAAGTTTGCTTCTTCATAGCTGATATCAATGTCGAGATTAACTTTAAAGTGCATCTTAGACTTCATGATTTCATCTTTGCGATCTAACAAGTCGCTGAGTTTGATGATTCTGAATTTAGGACAGTTGTCCCAGTTGCGATATTCTGGTACCCCACCCCATTCTAAGATCATCATACCGCGTTCGTCATCCCAGTTATCTGCAAAGTTATGTGGAAACGCATTACCTATGTAATGCACATTGCCTTTGCTTTGTCGTTTATGGAAGTGACCGCTGAATACATGCTCTGGTTTGCCAAAGTCTTCTGCTCTAAGCTCACCGTGGTCGGGCATCTGTACCATGGCGTTCATATAGAACAATGGTAGTTCAAAGTGACCAAATACATATTTGCTGGTCAGCTGTTTCATAGCCTTCCACTCATCACCAACTAACCACGGTACAAGGGTGACTTCGCCTAGAGTGGTGACAGAGTCTACAACAGTCACACCTGGAATATGGCGTCCGAACGCACTACTATGGATGTCTCGCTTGTCCTTGTAGAACAAATCGTGGTTACCTGGAAACCAGTAGAACTGCTCAAAAGCAGCACCTAGCTTTTCTAAACATCGTAAACTGGTATCTAACGTAATTAAGTTAAGACTGTTACGGTTATGACTCCAGTCTCCGAGAAAGATTGCTGTTTCACAACCTTCTTTCTGAGCTTCTGCAATAAACCAGTCTACAAATTCTTCGCAGTCTTTAAGGTGTGTTCCTGAATTTGACTTCAGTCCAAAGTGTATGTCTGTAAAACACGCTACCTTTTTAAATAAGGGCATTAATAATTCTCCTAGCTACGAGTTTAACAGACGTTTTGGAAAAAGTCAAGTTTCTGTTTCTTCGTTTTCTTCAACAAAATCGCCATCTTCACTCTTAGGCATACGGAAGTTTTTATATAACTCGGCTTGACGAGCAGTTTCTTCTGCGTATTCTTGTTGGTTCTGTCTTGTAAGACTTGGAGTTAATCCGTGTGATTCTAACATGTCGTCACGGATGTTTTGATTTTTCTTTTCAATATTCAGCACTCGAGTAAAGCTGTTAGTCACTGCGGCTGTGTAATACGCAAATGGATTTTCTGATTTACTTTCATCAAACTGTAGACCAATTTGACTTAATTGTAGAATAGCCTGCCCTCGCATTTCTTCAACATAGGTATAGCCACGCCAGTTGCTACGCTGTGCATAGCGTTCGGATAATTTAATATACATCTTGCCTAAGTTTTCAGTGATGCGTCCGTGATCTTTGCTAAACTTACCACTATCTAACGGACCTTTCCAGTGCGACTTTCCGACACAAATTAATTCATCTTGATCATTGAACTTCCAATGTTGATATGGAGGAAAGTTTACTTTCTCATGAGCGTCTGCGGTTGTTTTGGTTGTCTTCTTACGACCCGGCGCCAGTGGAATCCTTCCTCCTT